TTGGCGTGTCGTCCTGACGAATCTGCAGCGCCATCCTCGTTGCCTGACCATCTCCTGCCGCAGACAGATTGAGTGAATCCGTCTGAACATAAAGCGCAGCCTGCCTGTTTTCGCTCGTATAGTTTAGTAGAGGATTCAGCACATCTTGGCTAATGCAGGCACTTCCAATCGTTCCAGTCCCTGCGTTGCCTGCTGAGGTGTAGGTGAACGCGCTGCCACTTGTCACGGTGACGGCATAAACGCCATTCATTGAAGTGCCAGCGGAGCCAGTTGCCGCTTCCATTTGGATGTACGCGCCTGTTGTTAGTCCGTGTGGACTAGCCGTTGTGACCGTGACCGTGCTACTCGTACGACTTGCCGAGGCGATTTGCGGCAGGTCAATCCATAGTTGGAATGGAGCCGTTGCCATTTATCTGTTTCGTCCGGTGTTTCTCGTTGCAGTTGCAGTTCGTGCCGCTGCACCATACTTGTAGGCAAGTTCGGATTGTGCCTTTGTACCAATCGTCAGGCTGACCGGGGCAACGCCATAGCCGCTCGTGTATCCGCCTCCGCCCATCGAGCCTCCTCCGCCAGTTCCAGCGCCAAGCCCGTACACCGTACTGCCCGATGCGGCAGCCTGTGCCGCAGCCTGCTTCGCCTGCGCCTCTGGCGTGCTGACTTTATTAAGCGCATTGACTACGGCAGTGATGTTGTCAATGAGCCACTTGAGCGCATCAAAGAATGGCTTGGCAATTGCAAATGCAACCTTGATTGCCTCACCTAGCATCTTGAAGGCAAAGGCAAGTGCACCCTCACCGTCACCCCAGAGTGCGCCGATGAGGTCAGTCACCGCGCCGAATACTCCGCCCACCGCGTCAACGACTTCGCCAAAGGCAGGCGCAAGGTCATCAAGCAATGGGCCCACAACCTTGCCGATTGAGTCGGCAACTCCGCCCTTGCCAGCGAATGCGTCTGCCACTCCAAAGATGATGTCGCCAAGAGTGTCAAGCGCCGGGGTCACCATCGGCAGAATCTTGTCGGTCAAGAATCCGAGTGCCTCGTTGACGGCTGGCAGGAACTTCGCGCCGAATGCCTCAAACTTCTCGTTGAGGTCAATCTGCGCTGCCTCAAACTTACCAGCGGTGCTGTTCGCAATCTCCTCCGCCACGCCTTGATACTTCTCGTTAGCGGCAGTCAAGATGTCCTGCAACTTCGCGCCCTTCTTGACTTCAATGCCGAGCGTCTGCAATCCACGAGTGCTTCCCTGCGCGCCCTTGCCGAGTGCCAACATCACGGAGGCGAGTGGCTTGCCCGTAGCGGCAGAGATGTTGGCGGCAACTGCGTTTGCCTTGAGCAGCGCATTCTGATTCTTGAAGAATCGGCTGCCCACCTCAAGCCCATCGCGCACCTCATCGTCTGTGATGCCAAGGCGCTGCATCGCCTTGATTTGCTCGTCCACCTTTGGCCCGAGTTGGTCCAGGTTGTATCCGCGTGCTTTCAGCGCCGCGTTGAGCCTGATTGTTGCCTTCTCATCCTCCGCTGCGCTCTTAATAGCCGCGAGCGTGAATCCCGCAATAGCAGTCACGGCTGTTGCCGCAGCCGCCCCAATCGCCTTGAATGCGCTAATAGCGTTTGACTTCATTGAGCCAAAGGACTTGCCTACGCCCTTGAGCACCTTGCTTGCGGCATCTTTGGCAACAACCGCAAATACTGCCTGACCATTTGCCGATACCATCAGTGACTACCTCCGCCTGAATCGGGTGAGTTTATGTCTGAACACACTATCATTGAAGTATCTCTCCACCGTGGCATAGAATGCGTCCATCATCTTGGCCCGGTTTGTAGGATTCTCCGCCGTCTGCGTCACGAATGGGCGCGCCTGCACAGTCGCACTTCCGCCCTTCTGAACCAGCGACTTGCCCGCTGCGACATCCGCCCAACTGATGCCCTTCACCGCCTTGTTCGTGCCGAGGCGTGTCCGATGCCCAGAGGTCACAAAGTATCTGTACCACGCGCCACGCGGGTCAGCACGATTGCGCCCAGGGCGTGGGCCCACCGTCGCAGACGGGCGTGAGAATCGCCCAGCCTTGGCGCCGATGGAGCGCTGGAGCCTCCCTGACTTAACGGGCGCTGCTGACTTCAGCGGGTTGACGAGAGTCCGAACCGCGTTGAGGGATGCGACTGCAAGCAGTTTGTTGTAGGCGCGTGGGTTGGAACCCTCAATGAATCCCAACTCAAATGCGCGCATCGAATCCTCTGGCACATACTTGACTTCAACGGTGCCCGGAGTTGATGCCACTATCTGCCTCCTTTGGGTTGCAGGTCAGCCATAAGCATAAATGTTCGCTGGAAGTCACCAGCATCCCATTCCATCACTTCGTGTGGTGGAATGCCAAACTCTTTGCCGATAAGGTGCGCCATTATCAGCGGGTGAGGCGAGATGGAGCGACCTGCCGCCAGCCTCTGTGCGTCAAGCCTCAGCGTGGGGGGAGTGCTGCCACTGCCTCCGACCACTTGCTGATGGCATCGCTCAGCGCGTCCATCGGTGCGTCCAACACCGAGGCTGCTGGTGCGCCGCTCTCGTCCAGGAAGTTGTGCTTGACGATGAGGCGCTCAACCGCTGCGAGTGAGCGCTCAACGCTGCCGCTCTGGAGTTCAATAAACACACGCGCTGGAATGCCGTCTGCCTTCATCGTTGCTGTCCAACCCTCGTATGGGCTGGACAGCACGATGTCGACTGTACGCGCTTGTACTTTTGCCTGACTCATCTTGCCTCCTCTGCTATTGCTTCAGACTTACGGCAACGCCGCCAAGTCGCTGTTCACCAAGATGCGCAATGACTTCGCCGTGACCGGGTCATACACGAGTGTGCCAGTGACGGCCATCGTGGTGAGCCCATCCTCAGCGCCAGCCATCTGCTGTACTTCAGTTGGCACAATCATCGCCATAATGTGCGCGCTGTATGTGCCGTTGCTCCAGGAGAGTCGCACGCCTCGTGGCGTCGCTGCCTGGTATGCGTCATACCACGAACTGACTGCCGAGGAGGTGCTGCTCACCGTCATCGTCAGGCTGCCCGTGAATGGGCCGCTCTCCGCGTGTGTGCTGAAACTTGTCGTGCCAGCCAAGTATGACTGGCGCAGGATACCTGCATTGAACTCCAGGCTGAAGTCAAGCAGATACTCATATGCCGTGCCGTCAGCAGTTCCTGGGAATGCCGTGCCGTGCTGGTAAGCATTCCACAAGCGCCCAGCCATAAATGGGCTGGTTGGCGTGCCCTCTGCGAGCGTCGCGCTGTTCTTTGCAATCGTCTGCGCGAACAGGTTTGCGCTCAGGTTCGTGAGCCCGCTGCGGTCTGCCGCAATCGTGATGGACTCCGCCAAGCAATAGTTGGCAACATACTGCTGTACGCCATCCGTGGCAACAAGGCTGTATGAAGTCGGGTTGTTTGCCGCCGTCATCGAGTAGTCATAGTCCCACTCGTATGGCGCAGCCGTACCAGCCACGGTGTCAGTCTTTGTCATTGACAACCAGATTGGCAACTCACCTACGCTGATGGCTGGAACTGTTGCGCTGAGCGTTGGCTCAACGCTGACGATAGTTCCCGTTGTTGCGATGAGTGGATTGCGGAGCGCCACGCTGCGCTCTGCTCCCAACTCAATCGTCGTGCCGTTGGTGATGACTCCTGTAGGGGTCACCAGCATCTTGCGCCCACCGCTTGTTAGGGTTGGCGTAGTGCCTGGGGTGGCCTCCTTGAATGCCACCAGTTTGCTGAACAAAACATTGCCTGCGCTGGCTGCTGGCATCAGTCATTCTCCTTGTCATCTGCTTGCGCCGCTGGTGCGGCATTGTTTACCCGCTCTGCAATCCCTGAGGCAATCCACGCTTCTGCTAGGACTGCTGGTGCGTTGATGATACTCCCATCAGTTGGGAGCCCACCCACGAACTCGCCCGCTGGCAGGGAGCCCGGAACATACCTGACTGCAATACGGCTGACGATGTTGTAGTTGACTTGCTTACGCGCTGGCATTAATAGCCTCCACTGATGACACTTGAATCTCTGCGCTGATAGTCAGGTACTCCTGGTCAGCCCAAACATCTGTTCCGATTGTAGTGCTAACAACGCTTGCCTGCGCAACCGCGTCCGTGCCGTTAAGGGTCACCCCGTCAATCAACGAGTCCCGCAACCAAGTCCGCCACGCCATCAAGTCCTGATACTTGCGCGCCAGGTCAGCCTGTGGCTGGATGTAAATGGTTGCCGTGAGGGTCAGCGTGACTTGTCGATTGGCTGCGCCGTAGGCAACCGCATCACCCGCTGGAATAATCACGCACGCTGGCACGACTGGGAGGTTGTCGGGAGGATAGGCGTGCACCGCGCGCAGGGCGTATCCGCTTGGAGAACTCTTTGCGAGGAGGTGGGCCGCTAGTCCAGAGATGATGGTGGCGTCGTTGAAACTCATCGCGCCAAGCCTTCACGCTTACGATACTGCTCAAGCAGAACCTGCGCCTCTGGATGTAGCGCTCGCGTCTGGCGGAGGATGCCGCCCAAGTCTTGCGAGCCGATAACACCAAACGGTGAGGTGCGCGATGACCAGACTGCGCCAGCCTGAATGATTGCCGCTTGCTTAACTGCGGTTGGAACTGCTGGCCATCCGAATACGCCAACAACCTTCACGCCCAGATACACGCCCGCAGGGAATGCGCGCGGAGCAGCAGTGCTCGTGTCAATCTCGGTGTACGGCCAGCCATCGAGTGCCGCGTTGCGAGGAGCCAGGACGAAGTCCGTGCCCGCTGTCCAGGTTGTTTCATACACGCCGTCTGCGTTGTCATCTGTCTGAAGTGTCGTGACGCTCACGAGGTCATCGGTGAGGACATACGACCACTCACTTGCCGTGTAGTAGCGCGTTTCAGTCGCAGTTCCAAACCCCTGCCTCCGGTCTGTGTAGTTGTCAATCAGCGCATCGGTTGCGTCCAGGACGGATTGCAGCGCCGTATCGTCAGTGGTGTCGGCAGTGCCAATCCCGATGGCACTCTTGAACTCGGCAAGCGTTGCGTATGACATCAAATGCCTCCAGTTTGTAGGACATAGACTTTTTGCAGTGACCCGTCAGATGATACCCCATACACCTTCGCACCTTCAGGCAGATACATCTGAAACTCGTCACCCTTCGTCAGCAAGAATCCGTTGGCTGCGGTCACATCGTTGTTGCCAACGAGGACATCCTTGCTGTTGCTGCCGTCTGCGTGAATGTGTAGTTGCGAGCCTCCGCCGTTGCCCACCCCTAGCAGTACGGGCGTGCCGTCAACCTGGAACTGAGCGCTGCGGATGCGCCCACCCACTTCAGTCATTCTTGCCTCCTGGAGCCCCGCTGAGGCGCGTCCTGATGACGGTGGCTATCTCTATGCCCTCTGACCATTCTCGTGGCTCTCCGTTGCTCTGAGGGGCAAATGCGGAGGATTCTGGAAGCGCCTGCGCCAGCCCGTGGGCAAGGAGCGCTTGGGCCTCCTCCTCTGGCAAGTCGATGACGCCACCCCGAGGTGGCCAGCGCTTGCCGTCACGGCTGCCCGCAATGTGCTGCAACATTCTCACCAACATCTTGCCTCCTGAATAGTGCAGGGAGGCTGAGCCCAGCCCAGCCTCCCTGCGTGTCAACTAACTCTTTATGAGTTAGGCAACATTGGCGGACTTGAATGACTTGACTGCGCTTGCCTGGGCAAGACCAGTCGCGCCACGGACTTCCACCTTGTACGAAACAAGACCCGTGTTCCACGCAAACTCGCGTGAAACATCAACTCGCACGCCGCCAACAAGCGCCGTGTAGATTTGCCCGAGGTCACCGAACAGGATTGAACCTGCGGTGTCATCGGTGAGGTCAATAAGCGCTGCGGAATACACTGGCGCTCCGAGGAGTCGGTCAGGGTTGTTCGCATCGCCTGCGCGGAAGATTGGCTGACCCGTTGTATCAACGAGCCCGGTCACGACACCAAGCGTGGTGTCATTCATCAACCAACCAGCCTTTGGCGCTCGTCGGTACACCTGGTTTACAGATGCCTTCAACTTCGCAAGGTCGGTGTAGTTTGGATTGACCGTGGTGCCCGAGCCCGTCACGCCAGCACCTGCGGCAGCGGCAATCGCCGTACCAGCAAACGCACCGTGCGCAACTGCAACTTCTGCACCGCACTTGTCGGCAATCATCCCAGCCAGGTCAAACACCGCATCCTCAACAAGTTCCTCAGAAACCTGAATGATGGTTGCGTACTTGACTGGTGTGAGGGACAGCGCGCTGAGCGTGCCGTCGGACTCGGTGATGGTGCCAGCCTCAGCAACGCTACCTGCGGTGCCGAGAGCAGTGACTCGTGGGAACTGGATGTTGTTGCCGTTGGCAACACGCACCACAGTGATAATCCCTGGGTCAAGGAATGGGTTGAACTGAGCCGCAACAACATTCACGCGGTCAGCAATCGTGACCGGGTTGCCGAGTCCTGTGGACTTGGTGACATCGCGGAACTCAAACATCTTGCTGCCGCCGTTGCGCCCGAGAGCGCGCAGTTCAGCAACTTCATCGCTGTCTGACTTCTCAACCTTTGGAGCGATGACGGCAGCGAACTCTGCGCGCGCCGCATCAGCAGCGCTGCGAGCCTCAGCAGCATCCTTCTCCGAGCGAATGGCGGCAGCAATCGTGCTGGCCTCATTCGTGAGAGCCTCAAAGCGCACCTGCGCTTCGCCCTCAAGTGCGGCACCCTTCTCTGCGAGGTCAGCAACAATGCTGGTTGCCTCGGTGAGGAGTGATGCACGCTTTTCGTGCAACTTCTTTACATCAGCCACTTTGGGCCTCCTTGTCTACTCTTGTTTGTTTCTGCTCAACCCAGGTGGGATGGCTGCTGCGCGGGCTCACTCGATGGTGGCGGGGCGCTGCCTCGTGACCCTTCAGAGCGTTTCAGTGGTCAGTTGCTCAAGCACCAACTTCGCCTTGGCAACGCTGGGGTCAATCCCAGCACGCTTTGGCGCGAGTGTTTCGCGCACCTGGTCCACTACCTGGAGTTCATCCTCGGACAACTCTTTGGCTGCCTTGATGGACTCCAGCGTTGACATTAGGCGCTCAGCGTCAACGCCAATCTTGTCGGCGGACAACTTGCGCACAGCGGTGAGCCCTAGCGTCGCAGGGTAGGCAGGAGTCTGCCCAGCGCTCAGCACGCTCACCTCAAAGAGATTCACTTCACGAATGGTGCGCTGGTCACCAGCCCACTCATCGCCATTCTTTGGCACAGCAAACCCAAATGACATTCCCATTGCCGCAGCCTCGTGCGTCAACTTGCTGATGACGCTTGCAGCGTCCGGGTCAGCGGGGTCAAGTTTCGCCTCTACGCGGAGCCCGCGCTCATCCTCTTGCAAGGAGAGCCGCCCGCTGGCAGTCGTTGCCAGGGCGCGTGATTCGTCGTGCCCGAACAGGAATGAGATGACCTTGTTGCCAGCGACTGCTCGGCTGAGCGTGCGCTTGAATGCGCCAGGAGCGATGACCTCGGTGAATGGGAGACCAGCAGACGGCTGGTTAAACAGCGCCGCGTATCCCGTGAATGTCTTTTGTCCAGACTCATCCTCAGTCACGCTGAAGTCACCCATTGGCAGTGCGCGTGTTTCCAACTCTTTCACATCAAACCTCTCTGCTGTGGCATTGATAATGCCGTCTGCCCATCGTACAACGCGGTCAGCGCTCTGCCCATCAGTTGGGTCCACGCCCCACAGGTATGCGGCCACCGCGCCCGGTCCAGGGAAGTCCTCGTTGTCAGGGTCGCTGTTGCGTGGCACATTCTCCCAATCGATGCGGTGGCGGAGAATCCAGGCGCGCATTCGCATCACCTTCTCATCCTCAACCTTGCCTGCACGAAGTTGTCGCGCCTCCTCCACGGTCGCAGGCTTGAGCCCGTCACCGCTGAGTCCAGCCTCGTGATACTGCAAGCCACGAGCAGCGGCATCCTGGATGTACTGCGGAACATCCACGAGCACGCGCATCTCGTCATCTGTTTCGTCATCGGCAGTTAGTTCCATCGCCTCGTCTGGCGTGTATGCCTTAATGCCCATACCCTCTGCCGTGGCTCGTGCGTCAGCGTCGTTGTCGACAAGGAACTCCAACTCATCGCCATACTCCTCTTGCAACTTGCTGTACTTGTACCCCTTGAATGCTTCCGCAACCGCAGGGCTGCTCTGCTCGTTGAAGTCCTGCAAGTGAATCTCCGAGAATGGCACGCTGTTGTCGCGCAGCCACTTCTCTGTTTCGTCAAGCCTGCGGATTGGTCGTGCGCTTACAACGATGACCTCGTCACCGCTATCTTGCACATAGGACTTCAGCCAATCGATGTATGGCTGGTTTGGCGTATCGCCGCTTGTTGTGAGCGTGCCGTCAATGTCAGTGATGATGTACGACATTATGGTTGTGGCTCCTGTCCTATTGTGCCGATGTTTAGTGGCTTCCAGTATTCATCGCCGTCTGGTCCAATCCCTGTCCTATCCTCCAGGGCGCGCACCTCGTTGATGCTCAGGAACCCGTTGTTCAGCGCCGTCGCGTAGGAGTTGTAGCGCTCCTGCGTTGTTGCGCGGAGGAGCCCGTCAACATTGAACTTCAGGAATGTGCGCTCAGCGCCTGGAACCAGCCGTTGGAATGCCGCCTCAAGTCGCGCTACGAGTGGGCCCAATCCGAGGCGGAGCCATTCGATGCTGATGACTTCCACGCTGGCGTATGACGAGTTGCCTCCAGGATACTGGAGCAGGTGCAGCGGCACGCCGTAGATGCGCGCGATTGCCTCAACGCCATAGTGCATTGTCTCCACGAGTTGCAGGTCAGCAATCTTGACGCTCATCTGCGAGTAGTCAGCGCCGCCCGTCAGGACTGCTACGCGCCACGCCCGGTCCACGCCCTCGTGCCTGCGCGCAAAACTATCTCGGAGCGTCTGCGCTTGTTCCTGCGTCAACTCTCCTGGAACCTTGACCACGCCGCCCACCGTTGCGCCCTGCTCATAGAACTTAGCGCCAAAGAGTTGCGTCGCAGAGGCAAGTCCAAGCGTGACGCGGTGGTGCTCTACGGGATTCAGTCCACGCTGATTCTCTCCTGTCGCAAACAGCGGGATGTGCACGATGGAGTCAGCACCGAGTGTCGATGTGCCCTCTCGCGTGGTCACCTTGTATACGGGCTCACCCATTGGTCCAGAGAGAATCTCCACCTTCTGCGGGTCAAGCACTCGTGTTTCAACGACATTGTCGGAGGAGTCGCGTAGCGCCAGGATGAATGCGTTGCCGTCAAGTAGCAGGCTGCTGACCACTCGGTGCTTGAAGTCAAAGGATGTGCGGTTGGGATTGTTAGGCTCGGGAACATCCATCCATCGTGGTCGTGGTCGGTATGGTCTGCGCTGCCCATCCACCCTGATGTATGTATCCCACGGCAACGAGGCAATCGTGTCTGCATACAACTTGACGGCTGCATACAACGCGCCAATGCTTGTCGCATTCTCCTCGTTGATGTGAACCCCTGCTGTTTTTTGTGGCAAGTCGGATGGCCACCACGGTGATACCACTCGCTGCTCCTCGGTTTGTTCACGCCCCAGGATGCGGTCAATGATTCCCATCTGCTCTCCTTACAACTCAATCAACTGCACCGCAGCCGCAGGCTTGGGGCCCACCGCTGTGGAGAGTGTACCAGCACGACTGTGTGCCATTATCGCTGCCACGAATAAGTCAATGCGCTTGAGGCTATTCCGCGCCTCCTTGCGAACCATCAGCCCGTTGCGTGAATAGTATGGCGTGGCATTTCCTGCGTGCCGCGCAAGTCGTGGGTCACCGTCGTGCTTGATGCTCCCATTCACCACGGCATCATACATCGCGCTTGTTGCTGGCACCATACGGGATGGTGTCTGCGGGAACTCCACGACGGGCAAGCCCATCTGTTGCCACGCCTCCATCGAGCGCTGCCACCTAAACGGGTCGCAGACAATCTCGCGCACATCGTGGGACAAACAAATGCCAGTCATCGCAGCCTCCACCTCCTCTACTGGTACGCGCCAAGTGAGCGCATCGTCCAGTCCACGCTCCCAATGTCCTAGCACGAACAGCGCCTTGTCGCTGATACGACACGCCACGATTGCGGTGGAGTCGTTGCTGAATGAGCCGTCAAAGCCAATGACGATGGGGTCAGCCTTGTCCAGTTTAAGTGTCTTGTCCTCCAGCGCCTCCCAGGAGCCCTGCGGCAAGAATGACTCGCTGCTCGTCACCCAACGATTCAGGCGCTTGGTTTCATACTCGTCACGCGGCAAGGAGCGCGCAGCGGCGGCAAAGTCCTCTGGGTCAAGGAAGTCACCATAGGCTGGATTGGCTGCGGCTGCCGCCTCTGGTGTATTCCATTCGACATCCTCCGGCGCAGCAAACCACCTGAAGTAAAAAGTGGGGTCATCCACTTCGCCACTCTTGATGCGCTGCCCGTATTGCCAGAGGGTGTAGCAGAGGCTGAACTCTCCACGGCTGTTCATCTTGGCTCCAGCCGTTGAGATGCCGAGCACTAGCGGATTGCGTCGTGCGCCCGAGCCCAGGTTCACGGTTGCCCATAGTTTGTCATCGGGCTGAATGTGCACCTCGTCAAAGATGACGGTGCTGAAGTTGTACCCCTCTGCGCGTGAAGCATCGGCTGATAGCACGCGCAGCACGCTGCCTGTTTCTGGGTACTCAATCACATCCCTGAGGGTGTGAAGTTTGCGCGAGAGAATCGGGTCAAGTTCCACCATCCTGGCGCACTCTCGGAACACGATGCGCGCCTGAGCCCGGTCACCCGCAACGATGGCAACCTCAGCGCCCACCTCGGTGAACAACGAATACAACGCAATGCCCGATGCCAGGATGCTCTTGCCATTCTTGCGTGGCATCATCAGGAGCCCGCGCCGATACCTGCGCCGTCCATCCTTGCGCAACTCAAAGATGTCGTTGAGAATCTCCTTCTGCCACGGGCGCAGTTGCATTAACTGACCAGCGCCGTCACCTTTGCTTAATCGGCAGAATGATTCTATGAACTCCGCAACCAGTGGCCCCTCTGACTTAGGCGCGGCGCGCCGCCTTGATGATGGCTTCAAGTTTGGCTGTGGCGCTGTTTGCTTGTCCATCGATGTCTCCTCTCAAACCAACTCGTGCCGCTGGAGTCAGCCCTAACTCACGCGCATACTTCTTGACGGCATCTGCGTTGTCCCGAACAATCTGGTGGAGTGGATTCTTGACGAACTCTCCGCCACGCCCCTTGATGAGTGGGCCAGTCTTGTTCAGCATACTCTCTGCCTCCAGGTAGCGTGCGAGCGCCTCACAGTACAACCGCAGTAAGTCCTTGTCTGCTGAGGTCAGGACACCCGTTGGGCCCAATGCGTCAATGACCCTCTCCCAGATAGCACGAGCATCGTCACGCAGGTCAGGCGGAGGCGTAAGTAGGCCACCTGCTGGGATTGGCTCGGCATAGTTGATGACGCTCGGGCGTGTTTCGCCAGCAAGAATCTTGAGCCTGGTTGGCTTTGGCGCTGGCCCTCGTGTGCCCATCGCTCACTCTCCTTGCTTCTGTTCGTCATCCTCATAGCGCATCCCGTACTCGTTGGGCTCCGCTGGAATGCTGAGCCCTGGTTTGCGTCGCAACTTATTGCGCTTGAATGGAGTGTAGTCGACATAGTGATGCCATCTCCCAAAGCGCCAGACAATCTTTGACACATCTGGGTGTAAGTCCACCTGCATCTTGGACTTAGGCAGCGTGCCTTCTTTGGCGTAGAACTCTGCGGTGTTCCCACCCTTGACTGTCTGCGTGCGGAGTTTCATTTGCAGGAATGCGTTGAACTGTACCGTGCACCAACCATCTTTGAGCATTCGCAGGCTCAGGTCGGTGTCCTCGTTGTATCTGCCGCGCCACCGATACGGCACATCATTCCTGATGAGGTTGCACGAGTAGATGCGGGTGTTCAGGGCAAAGGGTGGCTGCTTGCTCTTGCGACTCGCAAACATAAAGTAGTTGGGCCCACTCATTGCCACATTGTCGTAGCGGTCAACGAAGTCCTCCATCGCAGCGAAGATGGCGCCAGTCTTGGCTGGCACCTTGAAGTTGCGGTTGAGCCTAAAGAATCCGTCAATGTTGTCATCCATCACCCAGTGGCTTGTTGCCCCGGACTTGATGGCGTGGTCCCACGCAAAGTTGCGCGCTGGACCTGGCCCCTTGCTCTTAGTCATTCCGAGGTCATCGCAGGGGTCATAATCAACCTGGTACTGCTTGTCAAGAACTAGCAGCGTCGCAGACGAGTCCACTTGCCGCGCATACTCATCGTGCTCCTGCTCCTCAACAACGATGTAGTGCGGCACGCCCATCTCGTGCAACGAGCGACTCGTCAGGCGAGAGTCTGCTCTGCCTTTGCTGACGATGTATAGCGGGTGCTTAGGATTTGTCATCGACATAACGCTTGGTGACCAGTCTGCCAATCTCTGCCTCTGGGAACCAGATGCTGCGAGTCTTGGGGGTCAGCGTTTGTCCAACCAACTTGGAGAATGCTTCCAAGTCCTCTGGCGTATTGAAGTGGACGATGACTTGCTTCCACGAAGTCTGGTCATCCTGCGTGAACTCTGGCATCCCAGCCCACTCTGCGAGGCGCTCGGTGGCTGACATTCCGCTGCCGTCGTTGCCGAGATTGCTGAGGACATTTGTCAACTCTGCCGAGTCCGTGGACACCTCCGCCAATAGTTCAGCGAGTTTCTCCTTGTCTGTTCCAGCGAGTGCAGCCAACGGGTCAAGCGTCGCAAGCACCAGCGCCTCCTCCTCTGGACTCAAGTCGACATACGCCACTGGGATTGTTGCGGCATCCTCTCTGAGCGCAAGGCTGACGCGCATATGCCCGTCCACCAGATGACCCGTCCTGCGGTTGACGATGACTGACTGCACCCAGCCCACCTGGTCTAGTACGCCTTTCATCGCATCCTGCTGTGCCTTTGGATGGATGCGCCAGTTCGCTGGGTTTGCGAGCAACTGGTCCGGAGCCTCCTCACCGTGTCCAACGATGCGTGACTTGAAGTCAATGCCTGACATTATTCCCTCCTGCTTTGGGCCCACTGCTCGGGCTCGTCTGATGGTAGCACCAACCAGAACCCATCGCAAAACCAAAACCAAACAACCTCTCCGCGTGTACGCGGGAC